GTGAGCGGCCTCGATCCGTCGGCGCCGGCGATGCGCGTGGCGCTCATCGGCGAGACGCTTGCTGACGCCCGCTCCGTGATGGTGGAGGGCGTGTCAGGCCTTCTTGCCGTGCATCCTCCGCACGCGAAGCCGCTCTACGAGCCGTCGAAGCGCCAGATCACCTGGCCGAACGGAGCGATCGCGCAGATTTTCTCGGCGGACGATCCTCAGTCCTTGCGCGGCCCGCAATTCTCAGCCGCTTGGTGCGACGAGCTGTGCAAATGGCGCCGCCCGGACGAGACCTGGGACATGCTGCAATTCGGCTTGCGCTTGGGGGTAAAGCCGCGCCAGGTCGTGACCACGACGCCGCGGCCGACGAAATTGCTCAAGGCGCTGATCGCCGATCCGCTCACCGCGGTGACGCGTGTGTCGACTTCGGCCAACGAAGCCAATCTCGCGCCTGGCTTTCTCGATGCGATCGTCGGGCGCTATCGCGGCACGAGGCTCGGCCGCCAGGAGCTCGACGCCGAGCTGCTCGAGGACCGACCCGACGCGCTCTGGCCGCGCGCTCTGATTGAGCGGGCACGGGTACGCACCGCGCCAGAGATCGGGCGCGTGGTGGTGGCCGTTGACCCGCCGGCATCGAGCGGGGCGCATGCCGACGCTTGCGGCATCATCGTCGCGGGACTCGGTGCGGACGGACGGGCCTATGTGCTCGCCGACCGGACGCGCGAGCGGGCAAGCCCGCTTGAATGGGCACGCGCCGTGGTACGCGCCTATCGGCGCTTCGAGGCAGACCGCATCGTGGCCGAAATCAATCAAGGGGGCGAGCTGGTCGAGACTGTCATTCGACAGGTCGATGCAAGCGTGCCCGTGCGCTCAGTTCGCGCCATGCGCGGCAAGTGGCTGCGCGCCGAGCCTGTCGCCGCACTTTACGAGCAGGGACGCGTGGCGCATGTCGGTACATTTCCCGAGCTCGAGGACGAGATGAGCGATTTCGGGCCGGAAGGATTGTCGGGGGGCGCGAGCCCAGACCGCGTTGATGCGCTCGTCTGGGCCCTCACCGATTTGATGCTGCGCGGGCTGGCTGAGCCCCGCATCCGGTGGGTGTGACGCCTTCGCCAATATTCTGACTCGTCATGCCCGGCCTTGTGCCGGGCATCCAATGATGAGTCTCGAAGTTCTGTCAGGCCCGATTGGATGGCCGGGACAGCCCGGCCATAACGATTGCATTTAGGAAAGTCATGGCAACGACATTTCGCGAGAGGCTGGCGAGGCTGTTGGGCCTCGAAGGCAAAGCGAGCCGCACGGCAAAGCTGATCGCCTGGGCTGCCGGCGGGCAGCCGGTATGGACACCGCGCGATCTCGCTAGCCTCGCCCGCGAAGGCTTCGGCAAGAACGCCGTGGTCTACCGCTCGGTGCGCATGATCGCCGAGGCCGCCGCAAGCGTGCCGCTGTTTCTGTTCGACGGCGAGAGCGAAGTCGACGAGCACCCATTGCTTGCGCTGCTCGCCAAGCCCAACCCGGCGCACTGCGCCCCTGATCTGTTCGAGGCCTGGTACGGGCATCTGCTCGTCGCGGGGAATGCTTATCTAGAGGCTGTCTCGGTCAACGGCTCGTTGCGCGAGCTGCATGTGCTTCGTCCCGACCGCATGAAAGTGGTGCCGGGGGCTGACGGTTGGCCCGAAGCTTACGACTACACGGTCGGCGGGCAGACGGTGCGCTTCCGCCAGGACGCGAGCGGCGGCGCGCGGCCCATCCTGCATATGGCGCTGTTCCATCCGCTCAACGACCATTACGGCATGAGCCCACTCGAGGCTGCTGCCGCGGCCATCGACATCCACAATGCGTCCGGCGCGTGGAACAAGGCGCTGCTCGACAATTCCGCCTGCCCCTCCGGCGCGCTCGTCTATAGCGCCAAGGACGGNCAGCTCACGCCGGAGCAGTTCGAGCGGCTGAAGGCAGAGCTCGANGCGAGCTTCCAGGGCGCGAAGAANGCCGGCCGGCCGCTGCTNNTNGAAGGCGGGCTCGACTGGAAGGCGATGGCCTTCTCGCCNAAGGACATGGATTTCATCTCGGCGAAGCACGTCGCCGCGCGCGAGGTGGCGCTTGCGCTTGGCGTGCCGCCGATGCTGCTCGGCATTCCCGGCGACAATACTTATTCCAACTACGCCGAGGCCAATCGCTCATTCTGGCGGCAGACCATTCTGCCTCTGGTGACGCGTACGGCGAAGGCGTTGTCGGGATGGCTGGGCCCTGCCTTCGATGAGGGCGCGAGCCTCGAGCTTCGCCCAGACCTCGATGCCGTCGAGGCGCTCTCCACCGAGCGCGAGGCGCTGTGGGAGCGGGTGCGGGTCGCCGACTTTCTGACCATCAACGAGAAGCGCGCCGCCGTCGGCTACGAGCCGGTGGAGGGCGGCGACGAGTTGGTCGCTCCAGTCCAGCAATGAGGGCAGTCCCCCTCTCCCCCGAGGGTAGAGGCGATTCACTCCGAGCAAGAGGATAGTGATGCTGCAACGCTTCGGCGAGAATCTGCCGGCGCGCGAGGTGAAGTTCGCGCCCTGCGACCTGAAACGGGTCGAGGCCGACGGCNCCTTCGCCGGCTATGCGAGCGTGTTCGGCGAGGTCGATCTCGGCCAGGACCTGGTGNTGCCNGGCGCCTTCCGCGANAGNCTTCGNNNNCGNGGGNNNCAAGGNGTNAAGCTNCTNTTTCAANCANGACCCCAACGAGCCGATCGGGGTGTGGCTCGAGCTTTATGAAGACGCCAAGGGACTGTTCGCCCGCGGCCGGCTGATGCCGGAAGTGGCACGCGCCCGCGAAGTGCTGAGCCTGATGCGCGCCGGCGCGCTCGATGGGCTCTCTATCGGCTTCCGCACCGTGAAGGGGCGCACTGACCCCAAGAACGGCGTGCGCAGGCTCGACAAGATCGACCTCTGGGAGATCTCCATCGTCACCTTCCCCATGCTGCCCGAGGCGCGGGTGAGCACGGTGAAGCGGCGAGGGGTTTTGCATGGGGATGGTGTACGGCTGGCGAGCAAGCTTCGCCGCGGCGCCAGGCTGATGCGCGCGACTTAAGCGAGGGCCGCAGGATGGATGCCTTCGCGGCGAGCTGGGAGGTCGGCGCGCAGTGCCGACGCCTGAGCTGGCTCCTGCACGCGAGCGTGGTCGAAGCCAAGCACGCGCAGCTCGCTCGCGCCTTCAAGGCAGGCTTCAACCCGAACCAGCCGCGCGTGCCTGCCGGCAATCCCGACGGCGGGCAATGGACGGGGAGTGGAGGCGGTGGGAGTAGCAGCTCAACCGTTGGCGGGGATGCGCTCACTCAAGTTGCGCAGAATGCTTCCTTCGATCAGCCGCCAGAGGTGCCGAAGGAGCGCCCGCAAGACGTCAGGGATCGCAATCGGGCTATTAGGCGATTGGCGAGGTTCGTCTTAATGTTGATTAATGAGGATGAGGTCGGCCGCCAGATTGGACCCATCCTTGACCTCCTCGAGGTGGGATCCTGGGTCGCTGAGGAATACTCGGACCATCTCCAATCGTACATTGATCCTCCCAAAACACTCGAGGAACTACAGAGCGCAGTCTCGTCACCAACGCCGGGCTCCCAGATACATCATATAGTCGAGCAAGGGCCGGCTNCCGCGGAAGGCTTTCCGCGGGCAACGATCGACGCGCCGGAGAATTTGGTTCGAATTCCGACTTTCAGGCACGAAGAGATTANGGGGTGGTATGGGAAGCCGAATGAACGATTTGGCGGTCTTTCTCCTCGCGAGTTCCTGCGAGGTAAAGATTGGACTGAACGAAGGCGGGTAGGCATACAGGCTCTCAAAGACTTTGGAGTCCTTAGGTAGTGAGCGCGCTAAATCTCAAGCGGCTGAGCGTCGAACAGTTAGTGGAGCGGTTCACGTCAATCGCACTTGACCAGGACGATGCGTTGGAGGCCGATGACGACGCCAAGTTCGCTCGACTGTATCAGAAGATGGAGGCCATTAAGGACGAGCTGAAGGCTCGGGGTGAGAGACGGGCTTTGCTGCCACTTCTGGATCATAAAAACGCCCAAGTTCGCCTAAAGGCCGCAATAGCGACATTGGCCGTCGCGGCCAAGGCAGCGCGTGAGGCACTTCAGGTGATGAGCGACAGGAACGAATACCCTCAAGCTGCCGACGCGCGGGGCATGCTGAACGCGCTAGACGAGGGTACCTATGAACCAAGCTAGCTTAGGCTTCGCGCTTGCCGAACAAAAGTGTGTTTGCCATCGCGCCGGCTGTATCAGCATGAGGCTATGACATACTTGGGGTGAACGAATGAGAGTTGGTCGGGACGCCTTGGTTCGCAACGGGGTTCTGAAGCCGTGAAGCGCCTCAAGCTCCAAGATCTCAGTGTCGATCAATTGCTCGAGCGCTTCACAGCAATCGCGCTTGAGCAAGACCAAGCGGTGCTGATGGATGAAATTGCCAGGTTCAACAAGCTTTTTGACCAAATGGATGCGGTAAAGAAAGAGTTGAGGAGTCGCTCGGGTGATCAGCGGCGCGCGTTGCTGGCGCTCTACGATCACCCCAACATTCAGGTTCGCCTGAAGGCTGCGGTCGGAACGCTTGCGGTGGAGCCTGAGTCTGCGCGCAAATTGCTGCAAAGCATCGCCGACTCGCGCGAGTATCCCCAGGCGGCGGACGCAGGTATGACTCTCGGAGAACTCGACAGAGGCATTTTCAAGCCAACTTAGCAGGTTGCAACAAGGCGATCGAGCCGCCTCGGCAAGATCGATCTCTGGGAGATCTCGATCGTCACGTTTCCCATGCTGCCCGAGGCGCGGGTCTCCACGGTGAAGCGGCGGGGGGCGCTGAACGCTGCCAGCATTCCGCCAGCGCGACTTATGGGGCTGTCGAGGAGATTTCGCTACGGCGCGAGGCGCATGCGACCGAGCTGATTGACCAATTTTCGGCTGTCGCCCCGAGGCACCTAGCGACCTTCATCACACACAGCATTTGCAACGCTGATGACCGGGGAAGGGCCGGGCATCGCTTNCTTGCACCTTGCGAAGACTGGCCCCCCAGAAAGAGGACTGACATGAGCGAACAGCATTTNACCGANGATATTCGTGCCGAAGACACNCNANNNNGACGANATCGAGACCAAGGCCGCGAGCGGCGCAGCCACAAGTGGCTCGGGCGACGACGTNGCCAACGCCTTCGACGANTTNATGCGCGCCTTCGAGGCGTTCAAGGCGACGAACAATGAGCGCATCGGCCAGATCGAGAAGCGNCTNTCGGCCGANGTGCTCACCATCGAGAAGCTCGACCGCATCAACANTGCNATCGATGAGCACAAGGCNATCGTNGATGAGCTCGCGCTGAAATCGGCGCGGCCGCAGCTCGGGGCCTCGACCTTCCGCTCGGCCTCGACGCTCCAGCACAAGGCAGCCTTCGAGGCCTATGTCCGCCACGGCGAGGCCCACGGGCTGCATAGGCTCGAGGAGAAGGCCCTGTCGGTTGGCTCAGGTCCTGACGGCGGTTATCTCGTGCCGGAAGAGACCGAGGCTGCGGTGATCCGCGGGGTGAAGAACATCTCGCCGATCCGGGCGATTGCCGGCAACCGCGTGGTGAGCGCTTCCGTTTACAAGAAGCCGTTCGCCATCAGCGGGCCGTCGACCGGCTGGGTCGCCGAGACCGCGACGAGGCCTGAGACCAACTCGCCGACCATAGCAGAGCTCACATTGCCGACCATGGAGATCTACTCCATGCCGTCGGCGACGCAGACGCTGCTCGACGATTCGGCGGTGAATATCGATGAGTGGCTGGCTGAGGAGGTGCAGATCGCCTTCGCCCAGCAGGAAGGCACGGCCTTCATCTCAGGCGATGGCACCAACAAGCCGAAGGGCTTCTTGGCTTACACCAAGGACGCCAACGGCTCGTGGAGCTGGGGCA